ACAGGGCCTTTAGGTCCATTTGGTCACTACCCCCCATGAAAGTCTCTAGTGGCCCTGAGACAAGCGTTTTGAGGGGTCAGGTGGTGTTCTAGGTTAGAGTGGGGTGCGGACTTCGGCTAGCTTCAGAGTGATACCATGTATCTCTACCATGATGAGTCAGGAACGCGAGGATAAGTGTAATGTTACAGTTTTGTCAATGATTATCACAGAAACGTGATCAGTGTATTATCCTTATAAATCAAAGACCCTACAATAAAAGTGAAGAAAAAATCTTACCACCTCTTGACAAACCGACTTCGAGTACCTACTTATAGATTCATATGATACTTCTTATGATAATAAATATACAATATGTATTTAATTAACATTATGTAATTAGTATCATATGATAGATTCATATGAATAGAAGTCCTTTCTAGTTATTATCTAGTTTAGTACCTGTATCATATGATAGGATTCATATGTAACTGAGTCTAGATTGATATTCAGTAAGGGCTTTGTTTCATATGAGTCCCTTCCGCCAGATTTTAGGCGGAACAGTCCTCAAGTTCTCTCTTACTTATTTTTGTAGGTATCTTAAAGTATTGTAGGTTTCTTATGAGATGGATTCATATGTAAGGGGTGTAACCCCGTTTCGCAACAAATTAGGATAGTAAATGCCCGATAACTACAAGACATTCACAAAGCAGGATTTAGATGACCGATTCCACTATGACCCTGAAATTGGAGATCTGGTTCACAAGAAGGGCAACTTTATAGGTAGAGTAGCGGGATCGTCTATCGAAAGTAACGGAGGTTACATTTATCTATCTGTAGGTAGGGGTGGGAAAACATATTCACTCCTAGCACACAAGGTAGTCTGGTTAATGTGTTTTGGGGAGGATGTTGAAGATGGTAAAATCATTGACCACATAGATGGAGACCCAACTAATAACAGAATAGCCAACCTGCGTGAAGTTACACATAGAGAGAACTCACGGAATAAAGGGCCAAGGGTTGTAAAGCATAATTCTAGGTATGTGTTAACATCTGTGACCGGGATAAAGTTTGACAAGCAGGAGATGTGTTACGTTGTAACAACTGGGAGTGATGAGATTTGTAGAACTCTGGACTTCGATGATGCAAAATATACTAGGTGGAACTGGGAGTTTGATAACAATTACACAGAAAGAGCCTGATAGAGTAAAAATAATTAGACTACCCCTTGACAAATGCTTCTATATGACATAGGTAGCGTATCAAGAGAGGAAACAGGTCGAACCTTCCCATCTTTGATAGTGAAAGACGTGGACCTCCGATTTCTCTCTATTTCTTACTAAGAGTGTCACATGACCAAGCAGAACCAACCAAATGCCTGTGAATGGAAGGGTGTGATTGCTAATCGCATAAGAGAAGGTATTGGTGATGGTGTCAACCTTACTGTGATCTGTGATAGCATACAAAACATGGGTGGCGCACCTAAGACCGTAGCAACCATGAAGAAAGTCTATGCTCAGGATATTTCAGAGGCCCGACTGACACTTCATTCCCTTATCGGTAAGGCCGTACTTGATGGTGTAAAAGGTGGAAATCCTGCTCTTGCTATCTTTGCTGCTCGTTCCAAGGCTGGTTGGAGGGTTGTAGATCATACTCAGGAAGTTGACCCTGCTGAGGTAGATGAGAACGTAGACGCTATCTCCATGTTGGCTACCATGCTAGGTAAAGACACTCCCGATGAAGTTAAGTAATCTACAAGTAACAGCCAAAGACCTCAGAGCCTTACCTGCCGACAAAGTACAAGAACTGCTTACAGCACTTGGACCAGAGAAAGCAGACGAATTAAAGTATACTTGGCCCTTTTGGGCCAGACCAGACCAAATCGAGCCGGAAGGTAGATATAAGATTTGGATGCCACTTGCAGGCCGAGGTTGGGGAAAAACCCGTACCGGAGCAGAAACAGTAAGAGAGTGGGCAAAGCAAGGTCTAAAGCGTATCGCCTGCGTAGCGCCAACTAAAGGTGATGTTAGACGGGTTATGGTTGAGGGTGAGTCTGGTCTCCTTAATGTTTGTTGGGATAAAGACAAGACGCATAGAGGCGTCCACATGGGTAGACCAGTCTGGTCCCCTACTAACAACACAATAACTTGGGAGAATGGGGCTAAGGCTGAGTTCTTCTCCGCAGAAGACCCTGAGAGACTTAGAGGCCCCCAGTTCCATGCTGCATGGTGTGATGAGATTGCTGCATGGAGGAATGTGCAAGAAGTCTGGGATATGCTGCAATTTACCCTTCGTCTTGGTAATAATCCTAAAATCCTTATGACAACTACTCCTAAGCCGATCAAGCTGATCCGTAGGATAGTTGACCTAAGCAGAGAAGAGCCAGAGAAGTATGTAGTTACTACTGGTTCCTCATACGACAACTCCGATAACATTGATCTGGAAGCTCTGAAGGCGTATGAAGGCACTCGTCTTGGTCGTCAGGAACTTTACGCAGAGATATTGGAAGAGTCTGCTGGTGCCTTGTGGACCATGAAGCTGCTAGACGAAGCACAGGTACATAAAGAAGATGTACCTCTTATCGACCCTGAACTTGGGTATAAAGAAGATAACCTCAATTTATCACGTATCGTAGTAGCTATCGACCCTGCTATCACCTCTAACGAGGAATCTGATATGACTGGTATCATGGTTGCTGGTATTGATGTAAATGGTCAGGCATATGTCCTTGAGGATGCCACTGACAGATATAAGCCAGCCGAATGGGCGCAGAAAGCCATTGATCTTCTCTACAAGTACAAAGCAGACCGTATTGTAGCTGAGAGAAACCAAGGTGGTGAGATGGTACGCCATACACTGCAAACTGAAGATGCTTCTGTCCCGATCAGACTTGTACACGCCTCAAGAGGTAAGTATGCAAGAGCAGAGCCAGTATCAGCACTCTATGAACAAGGTCGCGTAAAGCACCTTCCCGGACTTGATGATGTTGAGCGTCAGATGACTATCTGGGAGCCTCTGGGTAAGATGGGTTCACCTGACAGACTTGATGCTCTTGTGTGGGCTTTGACCGACCTAATGCTTGGTGGTATTGCCAGACCTCAACTAAGTCTTTCGTACAAGAACGCAAAAGAAGCAGTGGTATGAAAACTTGTGAGGAAAATACATGACAGTTACTCCTGCAAAGGTAGACTTAACTATATACCAAGGCTCAGACTTTAATCAGGTAGTGACCTTCTTACAGACTGATGGTGGAGACCCTGTTAACCTGACAGGGCTGACCGGACGTATGCAGATCAGGAAGAACAAGTTTACCGACAACATAGTTATGGACCTGACCACTGCCAACGGGCGGCTGACATTCGGCGGCACCAATGGCGTTGTGACAATGACGCTGAGCGCTGCGGAAACCGCGACGATCCTTACAGATGGCGTCTATGATCTGGAATTTGTGACAAGCGCGACCAGCGCATCCCGTTGGCTTGAGGGGCTTATCATCTTGAGTAAGGAAGTCACGCGATGAGCACAATCGTTGATCGAAATACGCCACCTGTCGTTGTGACTGTTGGCCTTCAGGGACCGCCGGGGCCGGTGTCAGGCTCGGGTTCGGCAGTCGGCCCAGGTTTCAAACTTGTTGGGGCGGAAATCCGCTTCGATATTGCATCATTGACAGGAGTATAAGTCATGGCACTTCAAGGCACAGACCAGTTTATCATTGAACGAAGCAGCACGGTTTACTCCGTTCTTGGTTCTGATGTCCTAGCATATATTCAAGCCAATATTGGATCTTCTGAATATGACGTTGCGGACATTACGGCTAGAAACGCTCTAACGGGCCTTTCCACGGGCGACCGGGTTTTTGTGGTCGATGCGTCTGCCGACAGCACGGTTGATTCGGGATGGGCAATCTATATCTGGCGCGGTTCGGCGTTCACCAAAGTGGCAGAAGCCGAAATGCTGGATATCACGGCGGGCGGCGCTGACCTGTCTTACACCGCCAGCGCAACGCAAGGCGTTGTGGTGTCATCCAGCGGCATTAATGCCACGCTGCCAGCGGCAAACGGCACGAACGCGGGGCTTATGCTACCTGCGCAGTTCACGGCCCTTCACGCTGCGGTGACGCGCGGTGGCACGACCAATAACAACCCCATCGTGGTGACAGGGCAAGTGCTGACCTTCTCCATCTCCAACCTGACGGCAGCGCCGTAAGATGGCGGTCGTCGGCACCGATGAGATAATGATCGAACGCGGCGGGACGCTTTACAAAGCGCCCGTGTCCGACGCGGTGAACGCCACTAATGTTGCGGCGGTAGGCGGGGTTCTTAGCGATCCGACAGGCGTAACAGGTGCAGACGCGGTTACAAATATTATGAGCCTCACGCAAGCGGAATATGATGCAATCGGCACGCCAAACGCCTCAACGATCTACGTGATTACGGACGCATAAAATGGCCCTGACCCTCGGCACCACGGCACTGAACAAGCTCTATCTGGGCAGTATGGCTATCAACAAAGCATACCTTGGCGCGAATGTCTTGATAGCGGCGTCATCCTCCTTGGTGGTGTCGCGCGTGGTCTTTTCCTCCGGCGCTACGGTTCCAGAGACCACGCACGACAACAGCGCGTTCTGGGGGGCAGATGCTGGCGAGGAAGATAACCTCTACAACTTTGCACTGGACCTAAGTGGAGCGGTGGTGGGTGATCTTCTTCTTGTCGCCGCAGGCGGGCGGCGGGCGATTGCGGGGCTGGCGCTGGACGGCACGGCCATGACGCAAGAGATTTACAGCAACAACGGGGTTTACCGTGCTGCTGGTCTCTGGTCGCATGTCGTGACCTCTGGTGACATATCTGGCACGACGCCACTGGTCCTAACGGGCACTGAGCAAGAACGCGGCATAACGGCACTTTTGGTCAAGGGCGGCGTCCTGCAACAAGTTGCCAAAGATGACGGCAACAACGTGGGCTTTACTCTGTCTGTTACAGCGACAGACGCCCGAAATGAAGTGGTCGGGATTGCCTTTGGCGAGGGGAATGCGTTCTCATCGACGGGCTATGCCATGGGCAACCTGACATTGGTGGAGACGCTCGGCTGGGAGGATCATGACAGTGCGCTGGGTAACATCGGCGTGGCCTATGGCACCACGTCGAATATATCTGTTGGTAGCTTTTCGTCTACATTCACACCTGTTACAGGCCGCGATAGCGCGGGCCTACTTATTCTTCTGGAGCCTTCGGCATGACGCAGGTTGAGGTGGAGATATGACCGACGCAGCCAAGCGCATGAAGGCAACCTAGATGGCCAGCGTAAACACCGAAAACCTTGAGGGATAATACATGACTAATCTGACCGAGGGTAAAGCCAAACAGACTATGGGAGTTGCAGGCCGCAACACTCGTGATGGGCAGATTCGTGCAGATGAGTTCCTTACTGAAATCAGAGGCCATAGAGCTATCAAGAAGTTCCGTGAGATGCGGGATAACGATAGCACTATTGGTGCCATTATGTACGCCACTGAGCAAGTTCTCCGTGATGTAAAGTATAAGGTCAAGCCTGCTGACAATACTGATGCTGCCAAGAAAGAGGCTGTCTTTGTAGAGTCCATCTTGGTTGACATGGAACATAGTCTTGATGACCACATCTCTGAAGCTATCTCTTTCCTATCGTATGGGTTCTCTACCTTTGAGGTAGTATACAAGCGTAGAGTCAGTCCTTATACACTAAACCCGAAGAAGATGTCCAAGTTCACGGACGGTCGCATTGGTGTGAGAAAGATTGCATCAAGAGCGCAATGGACTATCAGCAAGTTTGATGTTGACAGTAGAAGTGGTGACTTTCTAGGTATCTACCAGAATACAGGCTTTATAGGGGAGCATTATATTCCTGCAAGCAAGATGCTGCACTACAAGACCACTGTGAACAATGGTGATCCTTCTGGTAGGTCAGTTCTTCGTAATGCTTACAAGTCATACACCTTCCTCAACAACCTACAGATGATTGAAGCTATCGCTGTTGAGCGTGAGATGAATGGTATCCCTATTGGTCGTATGCCTGCTGAATACCTCTCAGCCAACTCGACTGATGATCAGGTGGCCTTGCGCAATGAATTTGAGCGCATCCTTCGTGACCTGAAGAAGAATGAACAGGGTTATGCCCTCCTACCATCTGATCTCTACGTGGATGGTGACGGTAAACCTACTAACCAGCGCCTCATGGATATTGAACTGATTACCTCTGGTGGTACTAGAGACCTAGACATTGATACCATCATCAAGCGTTACCAACATGATATTGCTCGTAGTGTTATGGCAGAGTTTCTTATGTTGGGTAGCACACAAGGTGGCTCATACTCCTTGTCAAAGAGCAAGACTGACCTGTTTCTGAAGTCACTTGAGAGTTACATCAATAGTGTCTATGACGTAATCAACAAGCAGCTTATTGAACCTCTTTGGCGTCTTAATGGCCTTGACTTCAACCTTATGCCCAAGATCGTTCCCGGTGATGTTGCACCACATGATCTTAAAGAACTTGGCTCTTATCTCCGTAATCTTAATGGTGCTGAGATTAACCTCTCCGATCAAGTAGAGATTGTGGATGAGCTTCTCTCAACTGCTGAACTCCCACCTCTTAATCGTGAAGTGTATGAGCAGTCTCGTGAGAGGTCGCGTGAAGTAGAGACTGCAAGAGGTCAGTTTTATAGTGCATCTGAGACTAACCCAGAGGTTAAGGAATAAACATGATTGAGGGTAAAATCCTGAAGCTGGATGAAGAGCAACGTATCCTCTACGGATGGGCTAGTGTCTCTACCTTCAAGGGCGAACTTGTTGTAGACCTACAAGGTGACGTCATCCTGATGGACACACTTGAGAAAGCAGTTAATAACTTTATGGAGAACGTGAGAGTTGGCAAGACCATGCACGTTGGAGAACAGACGGGTGTAATTCTACACTCATTTCCACTGTCCAAGGAAATTGGAGAGGCTCTAGGAATCCAGAGTGACACTGAGGGTTGGATTGTAGGCTTCAAGGTCTACGATGATGACACTTGGGAAGGTGTCAAGTCTGGTAAGTACGCATCATTCTCAATCGGCGGGCGCGCTACTACTGGGGAGTACAATGCCTAATATCCTCACAAACTTAGAACTAGATGAACTTTCTTTGGTGGATAACCCGGCAAATCCACTGGCAAAGGCTCCTCTATACAAACGTGACTCCAAAGGAGATAACATGGAAGAACTTGATCAACTGAAGGTTAAGGTTGACGCTCTCGGCAAAGAGAACGAGCGCCTTATTAAAGCCCTGATTGATAATGGGTTTGTCGTTAGCGCAGACGCCATTGAAAAGAAAGAAGCGGCTAAAGTGGACCAGATTGAGGTCGAAGGCGAGTTGATCAACAAGTCTGACCTTCCTGCACCTGTGCTTAAAGCCCTTGAGGCTGCTGCTGTGGCAAAGTCTGAAGCTGAAGTAGAAAAGAAGGATGCAGAAATCACCAAGCTGGCCACTGAGAAGTTGCCTCATTGGGATATTGAGGCTGCTAAATCAATCTTGAAGACTAATCCCGATGATAGACTTTGGGAAGCTCTGATGGCTGCTGATGCTGCCTTTGAATCTATTATGACTGAGAAGGGTGAGTCTAGTGTAGATGATATGGCGTCACCTAAAGACAAGCTAGATGCTCTTGTCAAGGCTCATCAAGCTGAGGCGAAAGTCACCTATGCTAAAGCATACGCTGCAATCGTAAAGACGGATGCTGGTAAGGCTCTCGTCAAGCAACTTTACAAAAAGGAAGCCTAATCATGGCAATGCAAGGAAATGTTGTGACTGAGACCATGGTGGCTGGTGCTGACCTGTCTGCCAAGCAGTTTCACTTCGTCAAGATGAATACCACTGATCGAACTGTTGTGGCCGCAGCTAATGCTGATGCTGCTTTTGGTATCGTCATTAACGACCCCCTTTCGGGTGGTGCTGCTACTGTTGTGACCTCCGGTCGTACTGCTGTCAAGGCTGGTACAGGTGGACTCTCTGCTGGTGCTTTGGTTGGCGTTGACGCTAACGGTGCTGGTGTCGTTGCCGCAACGAGTGATATTGTTGTAGGTGTTGTTGTAATTGCTGCTGCTGCTGGAGGTTTTGCTACTATTGACTTCTTCCGTGGCGGTAACGCTGCTGCCTAATAGCAATAAAGGAAACTAAATATGCCTATGCTTACCCCCTCTCAGGTTCACTTGGACGTTCCACTGACGAACCTGACCCTTGCTTACATGCAGTCGATGGACAACTTTGTTGCGGCTCGTGTATTCCCGGTTGTCAATGTGGACAAACAATCGGACAAGTACTACATTCAAAGCCGTGCGGAATCCAACCGCGCTGGCCCTAACCTGAAACTGGCACCTCGCACTCGTCCTGAGCGTGAAGGTATGACCCTCTCTAACGATAGTTACTTCTCGGATGTCTATGCGAAAGCAACAGACTTTGACGAGCAGACGTTGGCAAATGAAGATGCGGCTCTTGAAATCCGTGTTATGCAAACCAGCAACCTGCTTAACAAGATGATGATTAACCGTGAAAAGGACTTCGTTACCAATTACTTCTCGGATAACGTCTGGGGAACTAACTGGGATGGTGTTGCCAACTCTGATAACGATACTGCTGTCGAAGTTACGAATTGGGATGACTACACTAACTCAACCCCAATTCAAGACATGACACGACTTTGCCGCACTGTGCAACTGAAGTCTGGTGGGTTCAAGCCCAACAAAGCAGTTATGTCGAAGGAAGTTCGTGACATTCTCATCAACCACCCTGACATTCTTGCTCGTCTGAATGGTGGTGCAACTGTTGCCAATACTGCCCTTGTTACCGATGCCAAGCTGGCGGAAATCTTCGGTATCCAAGAGTTGATGATCCTTGAGGCTGTTGAGAATACTGCTGCTGAGGGTGCTACTGAGGCTAACGCCTTTATCGGTGGTAATCACGTCATGGTTTGCTATACGCCTGCTGCTGCTGGCCTGCGTACTGCTGCTTCTGGCCTGATCTTCGCATGGAACTCCCTGCCGGGTGCTTCGTTCGAGGGCCTGACTGTTGAATCCTTCACTGGCGACTTCCTTGCTGTTGACGGTATCGCAGAAGAAGTACATGTCAAGTTGTCGTATGACATGAAGGTTGTTGGCGCTGATCTTGGTGGCTTCATCAACTCGGTTATCTCGACCTAATTGGTCTAACCATAAAACCAGAGGCACCCCTTAATTGGGGTGTCCTCCACCAAATAACCCTACCCAAAGGATAAGACATGCACCCTAACTACCTTGGCTTTCAAGTAGACTGGCCCGTATTCGTAAAGATGCCTTTCACGTCATTCGGTAAACCTTGGAAGAAGCGTCAACACTTTGATTGGCAGAACCAGATTAACCCTGACCCTGCAAAGATTTCCATTCTCTACTCTGCTGGTTATATCCACCACAATAAGGAACTTGAGGTAGAGACTAAGGTCGGAGACCGACTTGGTGAGATGAACACCGAACAGCTTACCTCTCTTGTGAGGCTTATGAATGACCATGTGAAGAAAGTAACCTCCACTGTCACAGAGTATAACAAGAAGAAGTGTAAGCAGTCTCTAGTAGATGACCGTCAACGGGGCCTAATTCGCTCCTTCCTTAGAAACAATGCGTACATCATGGATATCTTCTATGAGACGCGAGATAAACTCTTGAAGGACTGAGACCTTGTGGACATATGACCCTACTAACTTGAACACAACCACTTCTACTGGTAGGTCTAATGTCGTGAGACTGTTGGTTGGTGACACTAATACTGCTGACCAACAGACCCAAGATGAGGAGATTACCTTTGCCCTCTTGGAGCGTAGTGATAATGTCTACTTTGCTGCATCTTGGATTGCAGATGTAATTGCAAGCAAGTATTCAAGACGTGTAGATACAGAAGTATCTGGCCAAATAAAGGCAAGCTATTCTCAACTGCAAAGCCACTACAAGAAACTGTCTATCTCCCTCTATGCTCAAGCCACGAGGCTGGCTGGCACTTCACTAG